AAACGGAGCTATTGGTGTGGATAAAGACGCAGTGCTAAAATCCCCGTAAGTCTGCGTGGCTTGGAGAGAAGTAACGTCCCTACCGTTGAACCACACTAGCTGGGCGTCAATCAGTTCTGCTGTGCCTTGCACCACACCCATCTCTGTGGAGAATGATTTTAAGTTCCAATCTGCACTGGATGATCCGTACAGTATCGAAACTGTGTCTTCGCCTGATACTACTAACGCATCTCCACGCATGGACTCGATGTTTGTTATCTCAGTACCAATGCCTAACTCACCAGCCCCTGTGTTAAGAGTCCATGCCGTAGGATCGCCAATGCCAGAATGCTGCAAAGAGCCGCCAGCAAAGGAGAGGAACAAATGGTTTTTGTGAACCCCTACATGCGTAGGCTTGTCATTAGACATGCCTGTCGTCAGTTGCGTAAAGGTACTGCCGTCAAACTGAAAAGCTTTATTCTTACCGTCTGCCCCGTACATCTTCTCTGTGGCAGAAGACCCTGTGAAGTTGTACGTAGCGAAATCGTACTTACCGTCGGGTGCTAGGGTAGGCGTTGTCACCACCACCCAACCCGCTGATGTGGCTTTGTGCATAATACACGCCGTGCCAGCCGCGTTATTTCGGAAGGCGTATAATACATCTTTGTATTCCCATATCCCTAAAACGTCACCTGAACCAGAAACTTTAACTGCTAATACAGTAGAGCTGGTTTGTTTACCGTCATATAAGGTGTAGCCATCCATCCTACGATACCCGCCTGATAAAGAGGCAGAGTAGTTTTGGGCTACAATGGCTCGACCAGCAGGGATGGTCATCGCAGGGGAGGCTAAATCTAAGCCGCCCCGCAATTCCCAAGATTGAGTTTGAACTGTCATGCTAGGGGGACACTCCCTACAGTTATATTAGGTAATGTCTCTGCTGCCAGACTAGCCAGCCTCGTCCTCAACTGCATATTCGCATCTTGGTACATCTCAGGTGCGTCTTGCTCAGCAGCGAGGTACATCATAGCTTGGTAGAAGATGACTTCGTGGTGGTGTGTAGGCAGTATGGGGACGTCAGTATTAGCCGCTAGAACTTGCGGGACTCGTGTGTATTCAAAGTTAACTGTTCCGATGACAGAGGGGGCGGCGTTGAACTTAAGACTTGAGTCAGGTTTGATGGTGAATTCAGTAGGGGTTCCGGAGCCTGACAATGTGTTATCAAAACGCTCCCACGGGACATACTGTAAGTAAAACTTGCTCTCACCTGAGATGGAGTGGATTAGGGATGCACTATCCCAACTCCGTAATGTGGGGGACAAAGCCAAATTCGACACAGGATGATACGACTGTTGCCCTATCACCGTGTTGAAGCTGCCTTCTTCCCATAGAAAATTCCAATTTCTTTTGTTTTGAATCTCTACCCACGCTCGCGAGACCCAGTCCACGACCTTCTTCTTAATGCCAGTCTGACTTACTACAGAAGAGACTCCTGATTCTTCAAGACCCACTTCTTTTATTAAGGTGTCGCACAATGCGAGGTAATTCATTCTTAACCTACTAAGCTATAAGGAAATCGTTTAATGTCACGAGAGAGTTCAGCGCCTTTATGGTCTCTTTCAAACATGGTTATTACTGAAAGATCAGCAACTCCAAGTACATCTGTAGGTAAGCTCACTTCCTCCTCACGTTGGATTTGGTAACCTACACCATTCAGTTGCAGAAAGATGTCGCCTGTCTCTGTAGCCGTATTATGAAATACAACTTTTAAACGTCCATTGCTTTTTGGTGCTTTAGCTTCAAGAGGTTTTGCCATTTTATTAATTCCTTTTGTATTATAAAAAAACAGCCCCCCGTTAAGGAGGCTGTTTTACTTTCCATTTCAGCTAATTTCTTAGCTAATGACTAGTATTTTAGTCAACTACAGCACATTCCAATCTAACCATGTACTGGTCGTTTAAGATAACGCAAGTAGTCATAGCTTTCCAACCAATGTGACCACGTTGACCTAAAGGATCAGACTCGCTAGGAGCAGGGTTCACAACCGATGGTGTGATTGAAGCGCGGCCTTTTAGAGGCACGATACCGTAAGCATCTCTTCCTAAGAACAACACCGGATACACATCTGCCAAAGTTCCAGCAGTTGAGATCATGGTGCCTTTGGCGCCGCCAGCATTAACCCAAGGGGAAAACACAGTAGATGTGATGTAACGGACATCTTCAACTTTACCAATCTCAGACTCGTAAGGTGTTAACTGACCATAAGCCTCTGTGCTTACGAATCCAGCTAAACCACGAATGTCACTTTCCATATCTGGATGAACCAGAGCGATGAAAGAAGGCGCGACAGGAGAAGTGCCGTAACTTGGAGTTGAACGAACAATCTTCGAGATTCGCATAGCGTTCTGTCGCTTCAAATCACGCGTTGCTTTACGCTGTAGCTCTAAAGTGATCTTGCTGTTTACAGCATTACGAGCTGCGCCGTTTGCGAAGCGAACAGATGATCCAGCTTTTAACACATTGAAACGAATAGTCTCAATAGTTTGGGCTGCTTGTTCGCCTAACAGCTCAACACTTTCCTGCAGGACAGGGTCTTCATGAGTGTCCATAACAACGTCAGTGATAGTCACTAAATCGCCGTACTGGTTCAAAGTTGCAGTGACATCCGTGCTGGATAACTGCTTTGAGCTAGGTGTAACACCTTCTGTCAAAGGAGTAGTTGCCAAAGACAATGAATTGTATCTACGGAACTTAATTGTCTTAGATGATTTACTAGGGATCGGCTTTGATTGCCCGAATTTTTCAATTACTAAGTGGGGTAAGCCCCGCTTTAATAATTCTCGTTCAGCATAAGTTGCTGTTCTTGGTGAAATATCACCATACTCTGTAACTGCCATGTTATGTTAGTCCTTAAAATTTTATTTAGTTAACGTCTTAACGCTGTATTATTGTAATCAGGATCATTGCGTTCTAGATAGTTGAACAGCGCATCCGGATCGGTGGGTTCACCCCCCGTAGCTCCAGCGCCTCCTTTGGTACTCATTCCAGTCCCGCTGGCTAACTGCTTCTCTCTTTTAGCTTTGATCTGATCGACTTTAGATGGTTCTGCCTCGGCAGGCGCTCTCGTTTTTGTGGTCGCGGAATAGTAGTCTAATAAATCTACGGCGTCCTGAGATGCATCTGACTCAGCTAGGTTTCGTATCGATAGTGGTCGATCACTAAACCACCGTTTAAACTCTGGTGAATTTACAGTCTGCCTCCACTCGGGATAGTGCTGCTCTAACGCCTGTTCTTCAATAACCTGAGTTCGTTTGTTCTCAGCCTCTTGCAGGGGTTGCACATGCCTTCTCACAGTAGCTTCCACATCTTGCGCGTCACCGTTACCCCTAGAGATAATAGTTTCAACAGCGGCTTTTGCCCGTGCTTCATCACCCGAATATAAGTCATCGACTATCTGGGCGGAGTCCACATCGGCTCCTGTCTTCGTAGTGGCTTTCGCATCTACAGACTGGTTCAGCGTGCTATTAACTTGTTTTAGGTCACTGACCTGACGTTGAAGTGCGGCTATCCGTCCGTCATCTGACCTATACTTGTGATTGAGCTTCTCGTAATCCGCTCGTAACGCATCTAGTTCACTTGGCTGTTCAGCCACAGGTGCGCTATCAACATTGTCACTAGTTACAGCCTTCAGACTTTCAGCAGCCTTTGACGTTTCTTCAACTTCATCCGTGGGGTTCTCGGCGGAGGCTTCTACCTCTGCGGAGTCCTCAGACCCTGCGTTGAAAATGTCGTCTAATTCTTGGTCTTCCGTTACCTTATTTAAGTCTTCCATAACACTTTCCTTGGCGGCTATAGTAGCGGCCTTAAATTAATTGTAAATATGACTTCCCGCGTCACTCATAGGGCTAGATGCCTTATGAGGCAAGGCGTGAAGATTTCTTAATGCGCGTATATAACCGCGAATAAATTGCGTGGTGTCGATGTCCACAGGTGTTTCGAGATTCTCCATCTGATCCGCCAGCTCGGCTGACAGGAACTCAGAAATCTCAATCCACGTTGGTGAGTTAGTATCAATCATCTAGATGCCACTCCCCATTTTCTTCTTCAGTCCCATCTCCAATCTGCGGTTGTTCTCCCGCATCATGTCAACTCCGACCTTTCGTCCGCCTGCATCAACTTTTGATTGCTCACTGTGCATACGAATCTGCGCGTCTCGCTGACTCGCGCCTTCTGCTTGTTGCAGTTTAGCCATAGCGATCTCTTTGGTATCAGACATGCCTTGCTGTTTCAACTGTGATTCAACTTGCATCTGTTGCTGTTTCAACTCTAGATGCGCTTGGCCTAGCGGATCACCCTGTTGCTGCTGCTGCATCATAGCTTGTTGCTGCTGTTCCATCATTTGTTGAGCCTGAGCTATCTCTGCATCCGTCTTGACGATCTCATTAGGATCAAGTTGCATGGAAGTAACCACGCGGCGATACAGCTCTGGTACGTCTGTCAAGGGTTGCAGGATTGGCGAAGCAGCTATATTCATAAGCGACATAGCATTCTGAGCCTGCATCTCTTTAACAATTAGATGCGAAGAGCCTCTGGCGTGAACTTTGTCATCCCCTTTAATCTCTTCGTTATTACCGAACTGCATGTTCCAGTCGTAAAGTCTTTGTATGAACGGCAGGGTTATTCCGTCATCCCACGCTTTGATTGCACGCCGCAACACAGTATTAGCTGAGTTCATGAGGATGCTCATGCCAGTCGCTGTGTTTACGGGGGTTGCTCCTTGCTCACCTTGAGCCACTGCAGGAAGTCCCGCCTCCTCGTCTGCTAAGTCTTTCGCGACTTGGAACAAGGATAGTAGCTCACCTAAGTGACCGTTAATGTCAAAGGTTCCAAAGGCTTGATTTATGTTAGACGTTAGACCTTTCGCTCTCCACACTTTACGTGGTCGCATAGTCCAGTCTCCATCGACTGGCTCAATGCTGCTTTCATTCACAACAAGTTGTGGCGCAGTCGTCAGACCTGCGTTGTCCATCGCCATTCGCCAACTCGCATTTAATGCACGCTGGCTATTGTTCATTAATCGTGGCACCCCAATCCCGAAGATCGAAGTATCAGTCTTCTCCCACGCGAATACGGAGTAAGGTAGGTCGTCTGTGTCCATGATGTTCAGTGTCGCTCGAATGACTCTGCCCTCCACGAACCAGACCACACCAGACAACTCTTGTAAGTTGTTGCTGTCATCGACTTCACACCCGCAAGCTCTCAAGTCTTCCTTGTCTAGCACACCGTGGTACTCCCAAACCTCGAAGCGACTCGCTC